CTAGATCATTTTTGTGCCGGCTACTAGTTTCTTAAACTGTAAATCAGCACCAACTTTTTCTTTAAAGATACCCACACCAGTGGTTCCAATATTAGAAGCAGTTGTTGTAAGTTCTGAATTTAATGAAGCAAAGTTAGCATTGACCTTTAGGAACGCGGTTCTTAGATCATCACCAAGACCATCGTTTACCAAGTTTCCTACATTAATTGTTTGTATCGTTGCCATTTCGCTTCCTATATCTATATTTAGTGGAGATCAGCCCATCCTGCTGTGCTGTCATTGTTCGCATCCGCAGCATATCCTTGAAATTTTCCTGTTGTTGTATTGTAAACCATCATACCAAAAACTGGTGTGAGTGCATCTATTTCAGCCTGCGTAAGTTGTGGAGGTCCAATATATAACTCATCAAAGTTTTGGTTAATCTTGTTAAACGCTGTGCGTAGATTGTCTCCTGTTCTGTCGTTTGCGGAAGTTCCAATGTTTACTGTTAGTTTTGCCATCTTACGCTCCCGTTCCACCGTTCAATGATTTGACCAGTGTGGCCAATCTATCAATTGCTTCACCTATATTAACCGGAGCAGTTCCATTCCAGTCTCCAGGAGTAGTTGCTGTATAGGTTATTTCTCCTAGTTCGTTGATTATTAAACTAGAGTCATCAGCAAATACAGTTCCAATAAACGATCCTCTAATATTATCTGAAAGAATAGGACCAACAATCTTTCCATCAACAGCATCAACTAACAGTGTTGAATCTTGTGCAAACACACTTCCTGTTACATCTCCTGTATGATAGCCTGTTGAATTTCCTGTAAGGTTTCCTGTAACATTCCCTCCAACGTTACCTGTAACATTTCCAGTTAAGTTTCCAACAACGTTACCTGTAACATCTCCAGTTATATTACCGAAGAACTCTGCGTAAACTTTATTTTCGACAGCATCAACAATTTTAGTTGAATCGTCACCGAACACACTACCTACCAAGTCACCTGTGATTCCAGCCTGTGCATTAATGTTACTAGTTGCATTAATGTTGTAAGAACTTCCTGCTGAAAGATCTAAATTTGCAGAAGCAACAATTTGAATAGGTCCAGGACCAGTTGCACCACCGTTTGCAATAGTTAAGTAACTGTCACTGACTGCTTGCCAGTTTGTACTCTTAATAGTTCCATAAAGTTCATTGTTTATGGCGTCAACCATAACAGATGAATCGTCAGCAAATACTGAACCTATAATATCAATTCTATTATCTACATCAAAAGTAATCTTATCATTTGCTGCATCAGTGGTTAGTCTAATACCGTAACCCTCGACAAACTCAATTGTGTCAGCTGTGTTATCTGGACTTACACCTGGTTGTCCTTGTACTGCAAATGTTTGGAATGTAGGAACAGCAGGTGCATTGTTTGTAATTGTACTTTCACCTGTTGCAGTATCAGTAAACACTGTGATACCAAATCCTGCTAGGTTGGAAACAATACCTGTGTTAGTAATAGAAATATTACCAGCAGCTGAACTTACAGAAATACCTGTTCCTGCTGACAGTCCTGATGGTAAACTTGTGCTGTTAGTAAGGCTAACAACACCGGTGTTAGTTACTGTTACGTTTCCTGTTGCAGAACTTACTGATATACCAGTACCAGCTATATTTTGTGTAACACCTGTGTTTGTAATTGTAATTGCTTCAGCACCACTATCTGCTGTAAGTTGGATAGCAGTACCACTTATTAAGTTGATAGTATCAACGAATTCGTCAGCAACAATTCTATCACCGTTATCAATTTCAACACTCTTAAAGAATGTCCAGTCAGGGTTAATAATTAATTTTCCATCAACTGTTGAACCTAACGGTAAATCTACAATTGTGCCTATACCTTGTACTTTTGCAAGTCCTAACCATAAGCCATTGTTTTCTGATCCTGGCACAACTGATGCTTCAGAAATATGTAGTTCTTTAAATTCTTTTGCAAATGTACCTAAAACTAAATCTCCAGTATCTGCTGGAATAATATTGTGTCTAAAGTTTTCGTAGTCTACACTTGCGAACGGAGAGAAGCCTTGTATTTCTCCACCGCCGGATGGATAAACATCGTATGCAGTTCCATCAACAGCAGCAGTTAAATCTGCATCAGAGTAAAGTAATACTTCATTATCACTGTCTACTCTAACATAATAGGTATTACCATCTAGTTGGCTAACACCTGTTAAGTTAATAGTAACTTCTTGACCTGATGTTAATGAATGAGCTTCAGTACAACTTACTTTTACTGGATTACTTTGATCGATATTACTAATAGTTGTTTTCGCATATTGAGCAAGTGATGATCCTAGTAAACTAAAGTTTTCATTGATTTGGTCAAGAGCTGTTTTTAATTTGCCCCAATTAAGCGGTGGATTGCCTGGACTTACATTACTTGAATATGCCATTAGTTTCTCCCTACCGCTACTTCAATTTTACCAATATGGTCGCTGTCATAATTTTCTATAGCCTTACCTACAATGGTTCCTGGTTTAGGATCTTTAGATGCTATTGCAACTCCATGTATTCCTGAGTTAACTAATATATCACCTTTGTTAATTTTACCAACAACTTTACATGGAACTCTTCCTGTTAGTGCTACTAGATTTTTTAATCCAGGACAAGCTGAGTACATAACGTATGCTGCTGTATTTGAAACAACACCTGCTACTCTAGTATCACCTTGTTTGTTTGAAGTTGTAACTTCTTTATCACCACCAAATACTAGAACTGTTCCTACTTCGTATTCCTTATCGCCTTCGTAGTATTCCGCAACGTCCGCTGAGTATGTTGCTTCAAATCTTGATTCGTTAGGTGTGCTACCCGTTAGTGTCCATCTACCAGTTACTGTTCCAGCAGTGGTATTACCACCTGTTGTTAGTGCAAGTGTTTGTACTACTGATGAAACAATAGGAGCGTTTGCCAAACCATTTTGAGTTTTAAATATGTGTTGGTCGTTCCAATATTCTGATCTCTTGTCCGCAGCCAATGAACCATCATTTAGATAGATACCACCACTTCCTGAACCGCCTGGTCCACCATAAGTATGAACTCTTAAGAAGCCAGCACTACCACTTGTAGTACCACTGTCAACTGCTTCCATACCGTCTAGGTTAAGTTGTTGTAAGTCACCAATTCTTGCAGCGAAGTCACCATTACTATCACGTTGGATCAGTTTATTGTTATCGCCTGCACCTGTATACGCAGCACTTGCTTCGATAATTCCGTAGTCAACATCTGCTGTATTACTTGCAGCATTTGTTCTTCTTAAGAAACCTGTTCCTGTGTATTGTGATTTTTTAACTGCACCGCCTGCATCTACTAATGTTGTAAATGTTACATCAGCAGCATTGGCTGTTGTAAGTCCAGCATTACCAAGTACACTTTGAGGACCAACTTGTGCAAGTGCAGTTTTAGGAACGCCATTAGTCGATAGTGTTACCCATCCATTACTTACTGTAAACTGAGCATTATCAAAACTTGCTAAACCACTAGCAGCTTGAATTGTAGCAGCATCACCAGTTGGTGCAGCAGCAGCCGTAACTGCAAGTTGCATATCTAGTTTGCTTTGTTCAATACCAGCTGCACTGTTGATGTCAGCGTTTATAATAACATCAGGTTCAATCTGTGCATCAATTGTGTTTGCTGTTGAATCAATATTAAATGTAATATCGCCTACGATGGTAGCATTGATAGCTTCTCTATCTACACCAGTAAACACAAGAATCTGATTTGCTTCTAAATCTGTAAATGTAAAGTTCTGTAAGTTATCAAATGTTAAACTTCTTAAGTTAAGTGCATCTTGTGGATTAACTGGATCAGTCACATTAATAATTTTGTGTTGATCCATGTCCATAATACCTTTCATAGCCAGCTGGCCACTTAGTGCCATATAGCCGCCTGTGATAGGTGGAATTAATTGTGTATCTGTTACAATTGCGCCGTTGTGTGTTACACCAAGACGTCTTTCGAGATAAATTCTTGTTGCGTTTTCTGTTGGAACTGTATCAACAGCGTTATCTGTAAAACCAGAGTCTGTTGAGAATTCAGCAATCGGAACACCACGTTTAAATCCTAAACCGTCCAAGTTACTCAATGCAATCGCAGCAGAGAATGTAACCTGACCTGTACCTTGGTCAACACTAAAGTAAGGACCAACTCTAAAGTTACCATATTGGTCAGTGGTAACATAGAACACACGTCCTACATCTCTTTCTTCTGTTTCATTTGCATCGTTCAATGGATTAACAGCAGGTCCAAAAATTTCGTTTGGATAGTTGGTATCTGCATACGAACCTGTACCAATGTCAAGTAAATCGTGTGATGTAACACGAGTCAATGAAATTCTAATAGTCAATGAACCTGCAGCACCTGTAGTTCTAATAGGTACCGCACTTCTTATAGTATAAGTAGCACCGTAAGCAATTACAGAATCTACCAATGGTCTGTCAAGAGTAATTCTACCAAAAGGTTGACCTGTGTCAGCTTCTGATTCATATGTGTCAACAATGTATTCTTCACCATTGAATACAAATCTAGTTCCTGGAACTCTTGCTCTTTCTTGAGGAGCAACTGGAACAACAGCAAAATTATCATCGCCTACTCTACCAGTTACTAAACTGTAACTATGGTTTCCACTTTGAGGATTTTGAGTATCAACTTCAATAGCCGCTGCTAGTGTAGGATATTCAGTACTGACTGTAAAGGTTGTTGATGAACCTACAGTGTGTACAAAGTAGTGTACTTGTGAAGATAATGGTGTAGGTAATGTTCCGTCAGTTTCAAATCTAATAACATCACCTTGAGATAACCCATGAGCTGAACCGGTTGTAAATACGCCTGGTGTTGCAATACTAATTGTAACATTAGTAGGAGATCCTATTTTTTCTCCTGGTTTATAAACAGTTAAGTCTACATAGTTGTAGTTTTCTCTTAGAGTGGTTTTTGCTAGACCTTCCTGAACGGCAATAATTGTTCCAGTACCTGTTGTTGTATTAGCAATTGGTGATGATACAGGGGACAATGCAATGTTAAATTTCTCAGCAGTTAGTCCACTTTCTAATACAAAATATCTTTCACCTAGTGTAATACCATCTGGTAGGTCACCAGTTGATTCAAAAGATACAATATAATTTCTAAGATTTTTATGTTTAATATAACCTTTGATACTTAATCCAGTACCATTTACTAGGGCGTGTGTTGCACCGCCTGGAGATGTTGAAAGTTCTAACTGATTGTACTTAGGAACATCAATTGCATAGTATCTAACTCCTGAAGTAAATCCATTTGCTGTAGAAGTTGCTTCAAACCAGTCTCCAACTCTAATGTTGTGAGGCATTGCTGTGGTAACAATGTTAGATGCAATATCAGTTACTTCTACTAGATAACGAATTTCTGTTGGATCAGAAGCAGTAAATTCTACTTCATAATATCCTCTGCTGTCTTGGAAGTCTTCAAATTGTAAAACACGATAAACATCTGAACTTTCTGCTAGACGTAAACCTGTCGATGGTCTAGTTGCTACTTCAACAATATCACCTGTTAGAATAACCTGTGAGTTTGAACGCAATGACATCTTTGTGCCATCTGGAATAACTGCAAACAATCCATCGAAGTTACCAGTTGTATCACTAGTTAAATTTAAACGTGCTACACCTGCCGGTAAATCTTGTGTAGTTACAGAAGTAACTGGATATCTAAAAATCAAGTTTCCATGATCAACTTCAAGTTCTGAATTGTTAAGTGGAGTATAATCATAATTTGTTACATAAACAAATAGTCCTGCTGCACTGTTAGCATAGGTCGGTGATGGATAATAACAATCAACTCTCTGAGCTAGATCATAATACACTGTAACTGGTGTTGGAACTTCTAATGGATCTGAACCTTCTGCTACAAGAGCATAGTTACCATGAGCTGATGAACCGCCCACTGAACGTATCTGAGCACCATTTAATGAGTAGTATGATATGTGGTTGTAGTAGGTAAACATCGAAACGGCTTCTGTTAATCCGCCGTTGGTTGCTACTACACCATAACCTAAGTCGTTAACCTGTGTAAAGTCGTTTGAAAGCATTGATCTGTTACCAGGCATCAATACTTCGTATAATCTTGTTACGCTGTGTGTTCCACTTCCAGCGCCTGTAGTAGCAACCGGAATTGTTCCTTCGAATGTTGCGGTAACTCTAAAAGTATCTGTTGTGAGACCGTCTTCCATTACATAGTATTCTCTTCCTGCAACTAATCCTGTAGGAAGTGTACCAGTAGTAGTAAATTTTACACTGGCATTTGCTTGTATACCATGCCCTGCTAATGTAAACACAGCAGGATCAGCAACACTAATAGATGTTAATGTTTGTGCTCCAGCTGATTTAGTAAATGGTGTAGTTTCATCTAGTACAAAAGTAGCAGTACTACCGCTTGGACTAAAGACAAAATCTCTAACATAGTTAATTCTATATACGTTATCATCAACAATAAACGATGCTGGCAGTTGAGGGAATCTATCTAATCCACCAACACCTATTCTGGTTGTTGTAGTTGATGACAGATGTTCGAACTGTAAGTTACCAGCAAAACCGTCAACAAACAATCCGCCTGCAAATACGTGTTTGTTTTTTGATCTTGCAAAACAGGCACTTTCTTGACAGTACGGTGACTTGGCTAAAATTTGTCCTTCAGGATCAAGCACCATCATAAATCCACCGTGACCTTGACAGGTTACAGCTCTAATGATGTTTGCATCATTACAAAGGAACACATCCATCTCTTGGTTTTCTTTAGGATAGTTAACACTACCTGAACCATCAATAACATCGATCAAAGTATTTGTAAGAGCGGTTACAACAGTTTCTGTTCCGTCTTCTCTTTGATATGCGCTGTCTATAATTTGAGGATATAAAGTATTATCAGGATCAACAATGGCTACGTTATTAACAACATTGTTGATTAAATATTCTAATCTTCGTAAACCTTCAATAGTTTGAGATAACTGAGTAGTGATAGCAATTCTAGCACTAGCACTTTGATAATATTTCAAACCTGCTGATATTGTTCTGTTGTAAAGACCATACTTAAGGTCAAATACCATTGCATCAACAATAAGACCGTAATCTCTTTTACAGAGTGTTTCATCATATGTAAAGCCGTTCCATATTCCTGTTCCGGCTGCAATTTGTGCATTTTGCCATGCAACAACTTCATTTTGTAAGAATAATTTGTTTAATGCTATAAGTTCAGCAGCTTTTTTGTATCCGCCACCGTTATCAATTTTTGGATAAACAGGTTGTGTGCTATCGTGTAGGTAATGATATCCAAACAGTTGAGAAGCAGTTTCTAATCCATCAATTGATACATCTCTTCTAAACTTACCAAATGCCCAAGGAGAACTTGAAGTTCCTGCTCTTGGTTTAATTAACACACGTCTGAATTCGTCACCAATAACTGCAACGTTCTGCGGAACCTTCAACGGATAGTTTTCTTCATAGATACCTGTTTCAACCATAACACTAATTTGTGTTTGGTTAGTGATGTCACCATAAGAAATAACTTCACCAAGGATAAATGAACCTTCTTTGATGTCTACATCAAATATTTCATTTCCTTCTGAGTCAAGAGCACCTTCGTGTGCAACAATCTGTGCTAATGCACCTGAGTCTTCACCTTTAAGGAATAGTCCTTCTCTAATATCTCTTGTTCTAAATGCAACAGGTGTATCTGTTAATACATCACCTGTAAAGTCTGTGCGATAACCGTCAGTCTTTAATAAGAATCTTGGAAGGTCTGCTTGAATAGTCGGAACTGATGTAAATCCTTCACCTGGTGAAACAATATCAATAGAAACAATTTCTCCAGCAGTAACAACAGCAGTACCAAACGCTCCTTTAGTTTCGCCACCACCTTCAATTCTAATAGAAACTAAACTATATCCTGAACCTCCACTTACAATCGAAATACCGTTAACATTATAAGTAAGATCAAAGGTTGCTCCGCTACCAAACGCACTGTCAGTGGTAGTTGCTACTGCGGTCGCTCCAGGCAACGCTGTGTAAGAACCTGAACTAATTTGTCTTACAGATAAAATTGCACCCGGGTTAGTTACAGTTGAAAGAACTTCGAATATCGCAGCACTTCCTGATCCGCCTAGTATAGTGAGTTTGTCACCGACTTGGTAGTTAGTACCTACACCTGATAGTATTGCAGTGTCAACACTTAAAGTTACATTACCTGCAAAACCTGCACCGCTTGTAGGAGAAGTTTCAATCTTTGCTAGTGTTACATCTTCAGTACCACCATTGTATGTTAAAATCTTTTTGTAAGGACCGATATCATCATTTGATTCTAAAAGAATTTCTTCAGCACGTTTAAGTGCAGCCTCGATTGTTCTATAAGCATACGCTAAAGCTCGACCTTGTAGTTGATCACTTACACCTGGTCTTTCATCTTGTCCTGATGTAGCAACATATAAGTTAACAGTACTACCAAATGCAGAACTATCAACATAGCGTTTTGTTGCAGCAATTAATCCACCAAATACTTCGTCATCATCTGGTGTAGGATCTCTTGAAAGAACTAATGGACCTGACATGGTTCCAAATGATGGTTCTACTGCTCCTGTTTCAGGATTGATACTATTTGTTCCTGCTAATGAAACTTTTCTGTCTGTATACTCTTTATTTGCCGCTTCATCATCAGTAATTGGTATTGTTAAATCTTGAATTCTATATTGGTTACCGCCTGATACAGCAGATAAGTCGCCACCTAATTGTGGACTAGTATCTCCTGAAATTTCACTGAATTCTGTGGAAATACTTATTTGGTTTGGGTTACTTGTTGTGTCAACAATAACACCAACACCTGCTGTAATTTGCTTAAATTGTAAACCGTCTGTGGTTTGGTTAACTGCTAGAACAGCATTTTCTTGTCCTAGGTATGAAGTAGGCGAGTCATCTAAGCCAATAAAAGTAAGTCTTTCACCTAAGCCTAGTGAACTATATAGTTCGCGAAAGTTTTCATTAACTTTGCGAAAGGAATCTCTAATACTATCACCAGTACCGTCGTTTCCTACTGCACCGATATCAATAACTCTTCTTGCCATTTTATCCCCTGAGATTATCTGTTCTCATCAATATTTATCAAAGAATTCTAAAAGCCTAATGTAAATAATGTTAAATACATTTATGTTTATAGGAACCCTTAGAGTAACAACCAAGCACACACGTAAGAGTAAACTGGGTAAAAAACACGCATATAAACGTGTTAAGACTGTAGTTCAATTACGCTGTGATCAATGTGACACTGTATTTACACGAGATCTAAAAAACATCAATAAAAACCGTTTGAACAACAATTACTTTCATGTGTGTTCAGATTGTGAACCTAAAAAGTTCGCTCAACGAAAGGGTGTTGAAAATAAGAAATTGTGGGATTTATCAGCAGATAGTGAAATTACTATTTCTAAGAACTAAAACCCTACGCTTTCTCCACACCCGCACGATGAAGTTGAATTAGGATTCTTGATCTGAAAATAGGAACCAAATGTTTCTTCTACATAGTCTATGGTAGTTCCTATCAAGTACATTAAACTTAATGAATCAATAGCAAACTCCCCATTAGAAAGTTTTACAATTTCATCGTCAAGTTCTTTGGAGTCAGTCATACCCCAGTCATATGAAAATCCGGCACAGCCGCCACCTTTAATTTTTAATCTGACAACAGGCTGGCCGGTTCTTTCAATAAGGCGTTCCATATGCGCCTTTGCAGAATCTGTTAAGATAACTGCGTCGGACATTTACTCTGACTTCCAAATTGTCCATGCACCGTATACAATTGCTGCATAGGCTAGTAATCCTGCAATAGGTTTTGCAATCAATACCAATACTCCGAGAAGAATAAGCATTGCGCCATCCCAAGAAGTTCTTTCAGTAAAACGATCGCTTACCCAAGATTTAAATTTACTTAACATAGTTGTTTCTCCTTATTTAGAAGTTTTCTTAGGTCTACCTCTTTTAGCAGCAGGCTTTTTAGCCGGTGCTTTCTTCGCGGTAGACTTTTTAGCAGCAGCAGGTTTTGATTCTGCTACAGGTTTTGCTGGTGCGAAGAGATTCTTTAACCAATTTAACATTTTATTCTCCTGTTAATCTATTATTGACTATCGACCAATTTATGATACGCCATATACTATCTAAGTATTTGTCTTTGGTAGTATCTAATAGGTATGAATGTTCCCACATATCTACTAGAAAAATTATTTCAGTACCTTTCTTGAAATCTTGATTGGCTATAGTATCAATTTTGCCATTGACATCCATATAACACCAACCACTACCTTTAATACCTTTGGCTTCGTCTTTGAATTTTTCTTTGAATTTTTCGAACGTTTCGAATTTCTTTTCGATTAGTTCTAGTGATGCGTCTTTAGGTTTGTTTGAAGAGCTTGGAGGTTGCAGCATTTCCCACCACAAGTTATGTAGGTGTGCGCCACCGAAATTAAATGTATCATCACCTTCTTTTTTGTTATAGCGATCTACATATCCTTTTGATAGAACACTATAATGAAGATCAACAGTTTCTTTGCTCATTACAGGTTCCAAAGCATCTCGAGCATAAGGTAACTTGTTAAGAACAAGAACTGGTCTGCTTTTTTCAGACTCTACAATTAAATCCTTCAATTCTTTTAACATCAATATATTTAGTAATAAATATTAACAGTCCAGGAGAAATACGAAATGGCTGATACGTTAGTTCTTAACGCAGATGCAAAACCCTACAGTATTCTACCTTTAAGTACAATTAGTTGGCAAGAATCTATTAAGTACCTAGTTTTAAATAGAGTTACGGTGCTAGAATGGTACGATGATTGGGTAGTTAGTTCCCAGAATTGGGAAACCCGTGTCCCTGCGGTTGTAATGGTAAAAGAATATATTAGAAAGAACAGTTCTGTTCGTTTATCAAAATATAATATATTTTTAAGAGATCAATTTACCTGTCAATATTGTGATGATCAATTACCTCATAAAAACAAATGTACTGTAGATCATGTTGTTCCTATTAGTCGGGGAGGCCGTACTACTTGGGAAAATTGTGTAACAGCCTGCGGACCTTGTAATGTAGCAAAAGGTAATAAATTAAATCCAAAACCCAGGCGACTGCCTTATAAACCTACCTACTACGATCTCATCAAAAATAAAGAATTACTCCAATTAAAACTCAAACATTCTAGCTGGATCAATTACATTAAATAGTAATCATGAAGTACGTTTATATCCATGGCGCCACTGCCAGTCAAAGATCATTTGCTTATATTCAAAAATGTCTTCGAGCAAAAGATTGTATATATTTAAATTACGAAAAAGACCGACCTGCTGAAGATAATCTCATTGATATGATCAACACATTATCTAATGAAGACGGTCCGTTCTTTTATATTTCGCACAGTCTGGGAGGAATATATGCAACCTATTTACAGAAAGAATTTTTTGATGTTAGCAAGGGCAGTGTATCACTGTCAACTCCTTTTAACGGTAGTGAAATTGCAACGTGGGGGAGTGTATTAAATCCTCACTATACATTGTTTAAAGATATCACTCCGTATAGCGATTTTATTTCAAAGAGTAGAACTACTGAAATTAAAATACCCTGGTTACAAATTGTTTCTGTATCAGGAGAGGTTCCGTGGTTAGCAGGAAAAAATGATGGTATTTGCACTATGAACAGTATGACATATAGAAAAGATGTTGAATACGAATACGTAGAAAGAAACCATTACGAAATAGTTCTTAGTAAACGTGTTGTTGAACTTATTAAGAAGTTTGTGAAATCGATTCAAACAACTTAGCACTTGCTAAGTTTTTAGCTTTGCTCTCTACCATAATGTCAGCATGGTCACGGAATGATAATGCCCATTCATTAACTGAGTTATTCCACATAAAGTCACTGTGAGCACGTAGTTTGGCTTTCTTATAACCTTGCTCTAACAGTTTGTTCATATCTGGCATTATGTTAGGATCGTGATCTACAAGAACATCTTCACGTGATACTGAATAATGAATAACAGGACGCACACCACGCCAACTGTCAATTATGCGACTAAATCTATCGTCGGTGGGTTGAATGTATTCTCCACTATTGACCCAGTGATGGTGTATGTCAAGCACGAGTGCGACGTGTTCGGCAAGTTCCAAACTGGCGTCGATGCCCCAGGACATTTCGTCATTCTCAATAGTAATACAGTTTCGTGCTTCTGGAGACAGTCTTGGAAGGACGTTGATGATACCGGCTGGACCTTGTCTACCGGAGATGTGGACGTTACACTTGAAGTCTTGCCAATCTTTACCGTAACCCATCCACCTAGCAACGTCAATGTGATATTCGAATTCCTCAATTGATCTCTCCACTATATCAGGGTTATCACTTGCCAACACAGTAAACTGACCAGGATGCATACTGAGCCTAACATCAAGCGACCTAGCGAGGGCGCCGACCCTTGCGAAATGCTCTTCACAATATCGGACCACATCAGGACGTTTCCAATAATAGCACCAAGTAGGCTCAGTGTATACAGGAAGTACATCACTCCCCAATCTGACCATTCGTAAAGCATCGGGTAATCCTCCTACATATTCTATAAGGTTGTAAAACGCCTGAATGTTATGAACCATGATGTCCCATAGGCGTTGTTCTGCAACGTCACGTGTTTGTCTATTTAACCATGCAACTGTTGTCGACTTTGTGTTTAAAGGTCGTTGTATTTCCTCTAGCAGTTTTTTCTTCTGCGTTTGGTCTGGGTGCATATATTTGCAGGCAAAGCCTATACGTTTAATCATGTTGTTTCAATAAATTCCAAGTTTCTTTCCAGTCTTTAATATTATAACAAAGACCGAGATCTTTGTCAATGATTTCTTTCTTTAAAGGATAGTCATTTCCTTCCGGATGCATTGCATCTCCGTAAAAGTGTATCTCATCATCTGGATCAAAATCTTTTAAGATTTGGCTTTTATCAGAACCTTTTGGAAAAATATCTATTCCCGTTTCGCCGCCAACTCTTGATTCAATATCCGGAAATAACAAATTAAATTCTTGTGCAATTTTATTGCGTTCGTTTTCTTTTTCATCGTAACGTACATAGAGTTTTCTTTCACCTAGTGTTGCGTTACGACCTACAACACTAAAATTAACCATACCGGGTCGATGTTCAAAGTGTAATCCTGTTCTTAAAGGAAATTCGCTTTTAGATAACTTATCTGATAACCAAGTATGAGGTTCTTCAGGAAGCATCCATTCGTTTGTATAAATGTTTTTTCCTGCTTCCCATACATCATTGCCTGAGCAGTTGTAAACTCTTACAACACTTTCACAGATGTTGTTTCCTAATTGTTCTACAGTCTTAGGGTAATCACTACCTGTTACAAGGTAGCAACGATTATAACTAGCGAACTCTAAGAACCATCTTTGAAAATCTACATCAATTTTCATTCTACTTGGGGTAAGGGTTCCGTCCACGTCAAAAATAAATTGTTTCATCTTATTACCGTTATGAGCAAATTGTTAAGTTAAAACTTACAATAGTTTTTCTAGTATCAGTTTCTATTAAAGGAGACTGATGATATAAAAAACCAGGAAAGGTCAATATATCACCTTCCTTGGCTTCGTATTCTATTAAACTTCCGTCCATGTCTTTGATTTGTGTTTTTGCATTTTTATCAGGAAGTTCTACAAAATAAACATTTGTGAAATGTGCATCTTCATGAGTATGCCAGGTATGTGTGTCATTTCTTTTGTATTGTTGAAACCATATTTCTTTTAATAAAATTTTTGGATGGTTCAACACTCTTACACAATGATCGGAAAGGTGTATTGATAATTCTTTTTTGTAAGGCAAAGGAGAATTATTGTTAACGGTTTGAATCCAGTCGGTTTTAGAAATAGTGTCTCCACTATCTTGATAGATACTTGAATCTGGATATTGTTCTATTGCTTTTAATAGACTTTCTTTTACATGACTGTGTGCATGAAAAGGCTGACAAAAAATATACTTCATATCTTGCTCTTAGGATATTTTTTTCTAAACCAATCGAATATATCTTTAATTCTTTTTACCTTATTTGTAACATTATCTGTTTTAGGAAATTTATGATGATTGCTGTATATAAAAGCATCTTCGACCTTTAATTCAACATCACCTGCTGCATCTACAATAAAATCATGATCTTTTAGTAAACTTCTACTAATAGGTAGATATTGTGCTAATGGAGTTCCTGCTTTAACAAGTTCTTCACCTTCTAATACGTGCCAAAAGAGTTGTACAGGAATGGCGTGCATATAGGCCGGATCAATGATTCCATACGCAGCAGTGAACCTCCATTCATTGTTATATGTTACTGGCATCTGTAACAATAGAATGTCATCACTGGCTTTTACTCTCCAAGGTGTTTCAACCTTAACAGCAGATGTAAGATATTTTTTATCTCTATTATCATTTTGACTAGGTATCAAAGGCTCTGTCTGCCATGGGGCGTGCCAGTTTATATAATATTCGTCACCTGGAATAGCATAGTTTCCACTCATAGGTTTCTTAAAAAAGAATGGAACTTCCCATGCTAAATGCTCTACATCTTCGCCTGTCTTAATAATAAAGTCTGCAGGTGCTCTAAGAATGTATCCTGAATTAACTAAAGGCTTTATACCAGGACAATTTTTAGACATTTGTTTTCCGCTTTCAGGACGAACAAATCTAGTGCCTACACTATTGTAATCTCTTTCAGCTTTGCCTGCTTTTTCTATAGGATATAGACTAGCAACATTCTCATCTAGAGAATAAAATCTAACCCAATTTTTCTTTTTACCTAAACCGAACATAATTTAATTTATCTATCTCCAGTTGTCCAGCACAAATTTATCTCCTACTTGTGCAGGATTTGGTTCACCGTGAAACACAGCAATACAGCAATTTGGATGAATCTTAGGATGATCTACATTATTTCTAAATTGCCTAATTCCATTTTTCAACCAAAGTTCATTCCTACTTCTAATTTCCCATTTGTAACTTTGAATCCAATCGTCTGGCCAAAACTTCATAATGGATTGACTGTTCTTCCATATCCAATCTTGGTCTCCTGGCATTCTCATTGCTGCTGAAGGACTTTCTCTAAATCTTGTTAACAAATGACTTTGTGTTCCGTGGTTCCAAGACATAACACTACTGTTGAGATATTTAAAATTAGGGTGAAACTTTCTATTGAAATCTCTGATACCAATGAAGTCGTCTTTATATGTTGTAACTAATTTGTTTATGTTATTGTGTATAACAACATCTAAATCAAAATAAAGAATTCTACCTGACAGTGGTAGTCCAGGATCAAACATATGTACTTTGTGCCACCAACCTTTTACGTATCCTGCATTTTTTTGTACAATACTGTTTACGCCTTCGATAGGTTTAGGATCATCAGTTAAGCAATTAAAAACATAAGGCACTGTTAAATGCCTCTCTACCATGTTTCTTAACTTAACAACGTATTCAGGTCCGTACTTGTTTCCAAAACGTACACAAAGGATATTTACATGACCGCCAGAAGTTTTATATGTTTCAGCTTCTTTGGCTGCACGAAGTGCTGCTTTTCTCGCTTTTCTTTCTGCTTTTGTTTCATTTTGCTTGTCTAGAACCATTACTCATTTCCTACCCTTGGTAAGAATATTTAATAATATCATCAATTACTTTTTCAAAGTCGTGCAAATGAAGTGCATTAGGTCCATCACTAGGTGCATTATCTGGATCTTTATGAACTTCTAAAAAGAAATTTGTTACACCCATTGCAGATGCAGCACGAGCCAACCCAGGAACATACCCCCTATTACCGCCACTGCTAGTGCCAAGACCTCCGGGCTTTTGTACCGAATGGGTAATGTCATACACAATGGGAATGTTATAATTGTCAAGCATAAACTGCATACCAGTGAAGTCAGTGACCAAAGTATTATATCCAAAACTAGTCCCCCTTTCTGTTATCCATACTTCCTTCGCTCCTTCTGTTTTACTTAAAATACCTTTAATGTCCCACGGAGCAAGGAACTGTCCTTTCTTAATGTTCACAATTTTTCCTGTTTCAACTGCTCTAAGAATTAAGTCAGTTTGTCTGCATAGGAATGCAGGAATTTGTAATACATCGATTAAATCATCATAACCTTGAATGGCGCCGATTTGATTAGTTGTATGAACGTCAGTTAAAATTTTCAATTCAGGAATTTGATCTTTCATATCATGAAAGTCAGACATTGTAGTTGAGAGACCTTGTCCACGAATTCCTTTGAGACTTGTTCTATTCGCTTTATCGTAACTTGCTTTAAAATAATAATCAATACCGTGTTTGTCACAAACACGTTTGCACTCATGTGCGATTTCTAAACTTTGTTCTAGACTTTCATGCTGACAAGGTCCTGCAATTATTCTCATTCTGACATCCTTTTTCCTTGAAATACGCAAACGAAATATAATTCATCATCGCCTGCGTGTACTCTATGGAATACACCATCCTTGATTAATACAGTATCGCCTGGATATACACTAAATGTTTCATCATCTAGTTGCATATTACCTGTTCCTTCTAAGAACAAATATACTTCTTCCTGACCTTCGTGTTTGTGTCCTGTTGTGCTTTTGTTAGGATTTAATCGTGTTGAACTTACTACTAGATTGTTTAGTTCTGTATTATCTTTAACAGTATAACGATCATCAGATTTAACAACAGTTCCACCAATGTCCCAGGCTCCGTATTTCATTTTTTATCCTTCGTAGATTGCTGAGTTAGCACCGT